GAGCTAGAAAGAACAAATCACAGATTGGATATGGTTGATAAAAGACTATCAAAAATAGAAAAGAATATAGTGATACTTCAAACTAAGGCAGCTACGTGGGCTGCAGGTATTGCTATAGTTATATCAGGGGGCGTAAGTCTCTTGATTAAAAACCTTTGACTCGGGGGAAACCGAATTATCGTAAGGAGATAAACACATGACAGAACAAGATATGAGTTACCAAGAGCAGCCAGGAGCTACTCAGTCTCAGGAGAGACTAGATCAGATGGAAGAGAATAATATAACAACTACTGATGCGGATATGGCGGCTCAGAGAGAGCGTGTCATGTTCGAACGACATGTCCAAGAAAACGGTGAACAAATACCTGCTAACTTTAAATCAGCAGGAGACTGGTTCGATTCTCTTAAGGAAGCTCAACGAAATTATACACAAGGACAGCAAGAGATTGCCGCTCTTAAGGATCAGTACTCTGATGGCGGGGTAATGAATCCTGATTACGTGCCGCCAACAGAACCAGCTACTGAAGCAGCTCCTGTCGAGGAAGTAAGCGAAACAGTTATCACAGGGGAAGAAGAACTTCGGATACAAAAGACCCCTGAACCTGAAGAAGAGGACATTAAACAACAGCTGCCGAGTACAGTCACCAAGGAAATGTGGGATGGATGGTCTGCAGAATTTCTCGAGACAGGAGTTATGTCTGAGGAAACGATGAATACTATTGTAACAACCACACAACTACCTAGAGCTGTAATAGATGACTATTTAATTGCATCTAAGGCACGTATGCGAGAGTCGTTTACTGAAGCCGCTACTGTAGTAGGTGGTAAGGAAAACTTAAAACAAATATTTGAATGGGCTGAGTCTAATCTTAGCTCGGAAGAACAAGCACAAATTAATCAAGGATTGGCAAGCCCTTCATACGAAGTAACTCTTCGGGGACTAGCCAGTTTATATAATGAACGTGCAGCTACAGCTGAAAAGGGACGAGAGCCTACAATGACTCCCGACCTACAGCAGGTAGCTGCGACAGATACTGGTTTCGTAGGATATAAGACGAAGCGTGAATTCACTGCAGACCGCAATAACCCTAGGTTTGGACTGGAACCCCAGTTCCGACAGGCTGTGGAGCAGCGTATGATGCGTACTGATTTTAATACATTACCAGCGTAAGGTGACGGACCTTACAACTTAGCAAAGGTTAAGTACTAGGAATCCCTCTGTAAAAAGACAATGGATACTAGTGAGTTACTAGAGCAGCATAATAGAAGGACTCGATAGAATAATCCGACAATAATGTTAACGATTTCCGTTTAATTATTTTCTTTAATATAGGAGACTTATGATATGCCAGATAATATAACAAATCTTTCTTATCGTAATGGCTTAACAGCAACAGAAATGACCTCAGGGTCTAACTCTGATGCGGGTAAGCTTTGGCTACCTATTTGGTCGGGCGAAGTTATTCATGCGTACGATCAATATAATAAATTTGAGGGTATGGTAGACTCTCGAACAATCGCAAGCGGTACTACGATGGAATTTCCCATCACCGGTACTGTAAGCTTACAACCCGCATGGGGTGCAGGCGTTGAACTAGTAGGCGGGGATGACAGTTTGGCTAAAACCTTTACTGTTAACTTGGACAAGCGTCCAATGGCCTCTCACTTTGAATTGGATAACATCGACTTGATGATTACTCAATGGGAGTATCGTTCAGAGTTGGCACGTCAAGCAGGATTGACTTTGGCTAATGCACGGGATAAGCAGATCGCTGCTTACATTGCTCGTGCTTCTGCTGAAGAACCAATTGCGGGTGATCCTCGTAGTCTTTCTTTCCATGCGCCTTTTGCGTCTGAAGACTATGCAGCGCTAGGAGATGGTACTGGAAGTACTGCTGAAACTGATGCAGCATTACTTCTTCTCAAGAACATTGAGGACTGGATGGTTTATCTACAAGAAACAGACATCACCACTGAAGGTGTATTCTGTGCTGTAGATCCTAAGGCTTTCGCTAGTATCCGCGCCCTCGGCGTAGCTCGTGATAACTTAGATCTTGGTTACGGTTCAGCTACTGGTGCATCAGCACAGATGTTTGCTGGTATTGCTGAGCAAGGTGGCTTAGGCAGCTCTTTAGCTGGGCGCCCACAACTAGAGGAAACTCTAATGTACATGGGCTGTACCATCTGTAAGAGTAACCACTTGCCTAATGTAGATTATTCTGCAACCGATGCAGATATTGGTGAAGATAGGTACAACCTAAACTTCATAGGTACTCCAGCAGCAGCAGCTACTGCGAGACACTGCAAGGCTCTTATGTGGCAACGAGGCTGTATTGCTTCCTTGAAACTACAAGGTCTTAAAGTAGATACTGTTGATGACATCCGTCGGAACACAGTATTTACAGTAGCGTCCGTAATGAGCGGTACTGGTGTACTTCGTCCTGAGTTGGCTGTGTCCGTGATTGACACGACTAACACAACAGCTACTTCAGGCGATAACTCTACGTCGTCAACACGAGCCGAGCTTAAAACAGCTTGGGGTATGAGTGGTGAATACGTAGCTTCGTAAGCTAAGTTTACTTTAGATTTCGCTCAGGCCCTCCTTACGGGGGGTCTGAGTTTTTCTAAGAAGGAGAAAACATGGGATATATTACAGAACTAAAGGCAGTTAATCATATACTGTTGATGGCGGGAGAATCTACAGTTTCCACTTTAGTGGAAAGTGATATAGATACCGAAGTAGCTTTACTTCTTCTACACCAGTTTCGTACTGATTGTTTAATGAGAGGTACGGTGGGAAACAGAACTCTTACAAAGACTACCTTAGATGAAGATGGCAGACTTAATTTAACAACCAATGTATTAGCCGCAGAATTAGTATCATACCACACTAACTCAGACGGGTATATGATTCAAGCTAATATCAGGGGGTATGATGATGCAGAGAGCCCTTATCTATATAACATAACAGACAGTACAGATATTTGGGAGGCTAATAAGGAATATCTTATAGAAACAATTACTGATTTGGATTGGCTAGATTTAGATACGACGTATCAAAGAGCTGTAATGGCAGCGGCGGCACGGCAATATCAACTAGTAATGCAAGGCGATGCAGATGCTGACGCATACTTAGGACAAGTGGAGGCGTACTATAAGGCCCAAGCAAAGGGAGCAAATACAGATGACAGACGGAGACACGTCTTTTCACAAGTTTCTCGCAAGGCTAGAAAAAATGTAGACCGCTATTCTATATCTAATGACCCAAATAGATTCAGATTTTGGAGAACTAATAATAATGGCTAAGAAAAGATTACCTTCGTCTAGATCATACTTTCCTGTAAAGATAGATATACCTTCTTTTTCAGGAGGAGTAGGAAGATCTTCTCCTACGAAAAGAATTCCTATGGAATCAGAAAACGTAGATAATTTTATCGTATCTCTAGAACATTCAGCAGAAAAACGTAGAGGGGTAGAACTTCTTAAGCAGGTAGACGCTGCTTTAATAGGCAGACTAGCTGGTATTTCAGAACTTCCTGATACTACAGTTCACATTGCCAAGGATTTTTGGTACCACTGGTTCCTTGTATCTTCCACTACAAAGTATCTTATCGTCATAGATTATAAGGCAGACGCTACTGATCTCGACCGACAACTACTATGGGTGTACAAGGTTAATGAAAGCGGAGAACTTTCAGAAGAAATAAGGGAACCTGTATCAGAGGCAACAAGAGAATATATAACATACGGACATGAAACAAATACTGCTAAGGATACGCTTAGAGCTGTAGCTGTGGGCTCGTCTCTACTAATACTTAATACCCAAGTCAAAGCAGGGTATACTAGTTCTGAAAAAGGTAGCATCGACGAAGGTTTATTGAGGGGTATGGACGGAGAAAGTGCAAGTGCTGGTGATGACGACAAACAAGGAAAAATACTAGAGTACCTTACCTCATCTACTGTAGATGTAAAAACTAATGCAGAGATATGGAATAAGTTCTCACACTATATAGCAGGAGATCAGGTCTACTGTACTGACGACTTCATGAATACTGATGTGAATATGGTCAATTACAATGCGACCGATCCTGCAGAGTGGATGACATCTTACGATCATCTTAGGAGTGGACTATGGCAAGTTAGTGATAAGGCTGCAGATATCGTGGGACCAGACGATTCTGGCTTACCACCAAGGGAACCTTTTGCAGGTATAGATAAAGGACACATGAACTACGGGAGCCTGCAAGGAAACATTGCAAAGCCTTATATATATATAGGATCATTTTCAGGAGGATCACCCACCAGCAAGGCTGTGTGTCCTGTTCTAATGAAATATCCTTCAGGCGCTAAGGTAGGAGAGCCTCTTAGTAAGGCAGACATTCTTTCTGAAATTGAGTGGTTAGTACATCTTGACGGTAGCGGGACTACAGGATATGGCAATCATTTTGCTTTACCGTATTGGGTACCCAACAGGAGATACGACGATAACCATCAAGGGGACTATGATCCCTCTCCCTCTGACTCTGACTCTTATGAGAAAATTAGGTTCTGGCTAGACTCGAGTTCCTTTGGAAATCAATATGGCACAGGGTGGGATCAAAAAGGATACAAGTATGATGGCGGAGATATGTCTACAGTACTATGGGAT